GTGCTTGTCACGGGTGCCACCGACTATGCCTACGGCTTCAATCTGGGGTGGGTGCTGACAGCGCCGGTCCTGCTGTGGAACTTCAACCCAGTGTCGGCCACCACCAACAACGCAGCGGGTGCCGTCCTCTACGCGGACACGGCAGCGTTCGAGAGCCACGGGACCATTCAAGCAACGCTCACTGGCGTGACCAACGGTACCTACCTCCAGAAGACCAGCTTGGTCACTGATGTCCCTGCCAACCTCGACGTGATCGCGCTTCAGGTCATTCTCGACAATGAACCGGAGTGGCAGCACGTCACCGCCATCGACTTCCGTCCCGGTGTTGGCGCTACCTACTACACGGGCGGGTCCAAATCCACGAGCATCCACGTCACCACTGGCGAGCAGTGGGTGGGTATCGCCATCGCTGACATCGCCACCTTCAAGGACCTTGGCTCGAGTGTAATCAACGGTCGCCTCACGTTCACGTCGTCCGGCGGCACCGCAGCGCCCTACTCCTCGCAGCCGAAGGCAGTGGTTGCCGTGGCCAAGGCGGGTGGCATCCCCACCGCCATCCTCACGTTTGACGACGGGCGTGTTTCGATCCACGACTGGATCATGGATCAGTTGGAGACACGGGGACTTCCCGGCCACTTCAATCTTGCTTGGAAGAACATCGGAACCAGCCCGTTCTTCGCAAATATTAGCGCCGTGGTGGACCTGCAAGATCGGGCGTGGAGCATCGGGGTCAACGCCACAGCCGACGACAATCCGATCACAACATATGGGAATATGGCCAATGTGGTTACCGACATTCAGGCGACATGGGCATACATGGCAGCAAACGGACTTGATGGACCGGGAAAGTTCCACGGCTGCTGGCCAAATGGAACTATTCGAAACGCCGGTGTCCCCGTCCAAAAAACTACAATCACCGCCAACGGAACAACCACTATTACAATGGCCGATACATCCTCCATCACCGCTGGGATGGCTGTCGTTGGCTATCGGGTGCCTCGCGGAACGACGGTGGCGTCTGTAACGAACTCTACCACCGTCGTGCTATCTGCCGTGGTGCCGGCGGCTACGATCCCGACCATGAGCTTCACGGATACGTCGAACGCGTTCTACGACGGCAAGAGCTTCGCGGCCCTCAAGGCGGCTGGGATGCTCACCATGCGCGGGACGAACCCCGGCGAGAAGCACACCCGCTTCGGCATCGGTGACGCCGGGATGCTGCTTGTTGCCAACAGCATGTCCTCTACCGGCGGGGATGGCACGGCAGCGGCCATGAACGCTCGCATCGCGACCGCGCAAAAGAACAAGAGCACAACTATCTCCTACGCGCACAACGCAGTGGATACAGTCGTCTCTGGCTTGGATACTTTGAAGACCGAGCTATCCGCTCACTACGACTTCCTTGCTACGGAAGTTCAGGCCCAGCGCCTTCAGGTGTTGAACATGGCGCAGTGGTGGGCAAGAGACGGTGGGAACTCCTGCCCGTAACCTTGCAAGGTAACTTACGTCCAGCCTCTCGCGCTCACGCGCGGGACGCTTATGGACTTGCCCCTGTGCAGTCGGCGCATGATCGCCCCCTGCACCATCCCACCATGAGCCGCTAGCGCCGCGTACTGAAGCGCATCCATCGCATGGGAGTAGTCATTCTTGTCCGGCGTTGGCTTGCGCTGGCCGTTCTTCATCTTCGCATAGCGGTAGCCGCCACGGAGCGCCTGCACGAGCTTGGGGCATCGCGCGCGGTCGATCAGGAAGATGGGCTTGCCCCCTTGCTGGCCAAGCAGGAACGCTTCGATAGCGCGTATGCGGGGGTCAATGTCGTTCGTCGGTGCCGGGAAGGCTTGGAAGCCCTCTCGCTTGAGCATGTCGAAACTCGTCTCTTCATAGAGCGAACTCTTGGCCACGCCGCTGGGGTCACCCACCACTGCCACCGGCATGTTCCAGTAGCGCTCGTCGTAGAGGCGCGGGCGCAGGTTGAGGCCAAGGTGCTGCTCAAGCCCGATGTCCGTACCCTCTACTTCCTCAAGCACAAGAAAACGGCCCCGATGATCAAGTTGGCAAATAGCACTCCATGGGTCGCGACCAAAATCTTGTCCGACAATGAGTGGGCGACCGGGGATAGGATCGAGGCTATCAAAAACGTGAAAATCGGAAGTAAAGCTATCACGGAAGACAGCAGAACCAGAAGGGTCATTACCGTATTGCGCATCGACATACCTCTTGATCCAGTCCGGCAACTGACCGCGAGCAAGCCGTTCGTAATACTCGTAGCCACCCGGAAGGTTGGCAATGTTTTCCGCCTGTGAGGTCCGTCCCCCCGGCTGCTTGAAAAGCTGGTAGTCCGGCGGCAGTTCGTTCTCTAGGAGGTTGTGCCACTCGCCGCCTTCGTTGGGGAAGTTCCCGTCCATGATGAGGCCGAACCACGTAGGCCCGCCGGTCGCCTGTGACGGGTATCGGCCCAAACGTCCGCAGAGGGAGGGGACGATGGCAGGGTCGATTTCTGGAAACTCGTTAACCCACGCGCCTGTAAGCTGCATGGATAGCAGTCGCCGCTGGTCCTGCTCGTCGTCAAGCGGGATCAGGTGTATCTCAGCCTTGACGTCTTCATGCTCGATGTAGATCGTGTTTTCGGAAACCTTGAAGCGGGTGATCGGCTCGACCCACGTATAGAACTCCTTGAGGACGGTCTGCTTGATCTGTTGGAGCGTCTGCCGGACGATAGCCCAGCGTGTGTGGCGGTAGCCATCCGGCCCTTTGGCCTGTTCAGCCGACCGGCGCATGATTTCCATGAGGCAACCAGTGGACTTGCCCGAGCCGACCGGCCCTAGAATAATGCGGACGAAGGCGGCGGAAGACATGAAGTTTGAAACTGTGGGTGGGGCGTTGAAAACCATCTGTGGCATTACATGTCACCAAGTGTGTCAGGGGATGAGAAGGGATCGTAGTCGTCTTCCACGAACTCCTCTGTCGTGTTGTCTTCGGGAATGGCAGCGCGGAACTGCCGGCGGGGCTGTACTTCCTCGACCACGGCGTCTTCGACCGGATGGGCTTCGCCACGGATCGTCGTGACATGGCCGGGGGAGATGTTGATTTGAAGGGAGAAGCCGTTGCCAGTCGGGCCGCTGTTGAAGGCGTTGGCGGGTTCGCCCATGCCAGCAATCTTGGCAACCAGCTTACCAAGCTCGACGCGGTGATTGAGGGGCTGCTTCCGGTCCTTCAATTCCACGTAGGCTTCGGCCATCCACTCTTCCATGACGATACCGGCCTTGACCTTCGTGCGCTCTGCCGTATTTGTTGCGGCAGTCCACGCGTCAGTCTCGCTCTTCAGATACTTCAGGAACCGGGGATGGCTCCTCCATTGCATGAACTCCTGCATCTTGATACCAGCGATTTCCAAGATTTTTGGGAGTTCATAGATGCCCATGGCTACACCACGGGCCACCTGTCGCATCGTACTATCAAGATCATCTTCAGGGGGGATCGTCAAAGCGGTATTCATGGTGTATGTTCTTCCGTGAGTGGGGGTTACCCCGCAAGGTAACATTAGGCGAGCGAGATGGCAACGAAAACACCCAACCACAATATTGGCCTTCTACGAGTTGTCCCCGGTCCCCAGTTGGACGAACAGATTGCAGCACAAGACAAAGCCGATTATCAGGCGAAGCAAGCGGCCTCTGCGCCGACCCAAGCGGAGAACAGCCTAGCGGGTTATGTCCGCACCCAGTGGGAGCAAATGCGGCGTCATCGCAACGGTGCCAGCGGGTGGAGCAACCGCCTCATTGAAGCGCTCCGCACCTTCAATGGCCAGTATTCGCCAGACAAACTTTCAGACATCAAGCAGTTCGGCGGGTCCGATATCTATGCGCGCGTAGTGGCAATGAAGTGCCGGGGTGCCTCCTCGCTCCTCCGGGACGTTTATCTGACACCTGATCGCCCGTGGGATATCGATCCACCCGCCGATCCAGACGTGCCTGAAGAGATCGTTGGGAAGATCGGGCAACTGATCGACAGCGAGCTTCAGACAATGCAGCAGGCGGGCCAGCAGGTGCCGGCTTCCGCCATCCGCGACCGCTTCAGCCAGTTGATGAACTCCGCGCGCGGGGCAGAGATGAAAGCCGCCCGTGGCCGTGCCAAGGTCGCCAAGGACAAGATTGACGAAATCCTCGAAAGCGGTGGCTTCTACAAGGCGCTGGCAGAGTTTATCGTGGACCTCCCGCTGTTCCCTATCGCCTGTATCAAGGGGCCAATCGTCAAGATGGTGCCCACGGTGCAGTGGCGGCAGGGTAAGCCCTTCCCGCAGGTACAGCCGCGACTGTTCTGGAACCGGATCAGCCCATTCGACCTGTGGTGGACACCGGGGGTAGCCGACATCGAAGACGCGGCTGTTGTCGAGCGCTCCCGCATTACGCGCGCGGACCTGAACGACCTCCTCGACCTTCCCGGCTACAACACCGAACAGATCAAGGCGGCGCTGCGTGACTACGGTCAGTCGGGTCTGGTCGAGAACATTGAAGGATCGGAGAGCGAGCGGGCCGTCTACGAGAACCGCGAGAACCCGAACCAGAACAACTCCCTGATGATCGACATGCTCGAATACAACGGCAACGTCCAAGGACTGTTGCTGCTTCAGTATGGCATGGACCCCGCACAGATTTCGGACCCGATCAGGGATTACATGGTTCAAGTCTACGTCGTCGGGAAGTACGTCATCAAGGTGCAGATGACCCCGTCGCCGCGCAAGCGTCATCCCTATTACATCTCGTCGTTCGAGAAGGTTCCCGGCACGCCGGTCGGCAATGCTCTGCCGGATATCCTCGCTGACATTCAGGAAGCCAGCAACGCCACGCTCCGCGCGCTGATCAACAACCTCAGCATCGCGTCCGGCCCGCAGGTAGTCATCCGGGACGACATGACCTCGTCGGATCAGGACAGCGACCACTTGTATCCATGGAAGCGCTGGCACGTTCAAGGCGACATGATGGGCGGTGCCGGTCAAACCATCAAGCCAGTTGACTTCTTCCAACCGGCCTCGAATGCCCAAGAACTGCTCGCCGTCTATACGAAGTTCGGAGAAATCGCGGATGAACTCTCGGCTATTCCTCGTCATATGTCTGGTGCTAATCCGGGTGGTGGCGCTGGACGTACCGCGAGCGGCCTTGCGATGCTCATGGGCAATGCTTCGAAAATCCTTCAGACGGTTGCAGCAAACATTGACCGGGACGTGATGGAGCCGCTGCTCATCTCGCTCTATGACATGATCATGCTGACGGACACGACCGGCATCCTGAACGGCGACGAGAACATCCGCGTCATGGGTGTAAATGTTGCAACGCAGCGCGAAACGCAGCGTCAACGCCAGATCGAGTTCTTGCAGGTAACCATGAACCCAATGGATGCCCAGATCATCGGCATTCCGGGACGCGCCAAGGTCCTTCGCTCTGTAGCGAGTGAAATCGGCCTTGACGGCGAGGGGATTGTACCCCCAGATGATCAACTCGCAGCGTCGATACAGCAGACCCAGCAGGCTGGTGTAGCGCCGCAACCACCCGGAGCCGGGGGTGGGGGTGGACAAGCCCCTGTCCAAGCCCCAGCGCCAGCATCAGCCCAACCACGCACAGCGATAACGTAAGGAGCAAGACATGGTATCGGTGATGAAGAACAAGCAGAAGAGCATGAAGAAAGGCTCGACCGTCCCCGGCGGCGGATCGGCCAAGATGCTGAAGGGCCAGCATACCGGCACCCAGACCCCCGGCGTCACGTCGCAGCAGAAAAAGGGTGGCGGCGGTGGCTTCGGTGTCAAGGGCGGCAACGGCCACATGTTCGGCAAGTCCGGCGTCAAGCCACTGAAGCCGGCGTAACCTCGGAGGTAACTATGGCAAAGGACAGCGAGAATTACGTCAAGGGCGCTCGCAACGAGGATATTGACAATCCTGCGGTTACCCCCAAATCCAAAGGCGTAGAGCGTTTGGCAAACGGCGCGCGCTCTACAACCACTGTGAGTGGCGACCTGATGGATCGCTACAAACAGCAATACTCCAAGAACCCCCCAGTTTTGGAGGAGGACCCGCTCGGTCCTCTATACTAAAATGCCACAGCCACTCGATGACCTCACACTGAAAGCCGCAGCCCTAGCACGAGCCGCCCCAGAAAACTGGCGCGAGTTCGTTGCGGCTCTCGCAACGTTCGCAGAAGTACACCGCGAGAACCTAGTCCGCTCGCAGTTGAACGAGCTACCTGTCAATCAGGGAAGAGCGCAAATGGCTGGCATGATGTATGCCCACATTCGCGATGCCGTCGTCAACTCCGATAAGATGATCAAAAAGGAACCTAGATAATGGCCAAACTACAAGCAAAGAACCTGCCGCCACTCGACACCGACGTGGTGCTTCCCGCTGCCATCCGTGCACAGGCTGCACGCGCCGCTGCCCTTCATCAACAGGAATACCCAGAGGACCAGAATGGGCAAGTCCGGCAACAGGAAGAAGTCAAACCTGCCACCACGCCCGAACCGGCAGCGACGGCCCCAGAGCCTGAAGCCAAGGCACCTGCTAAGGGCGAGGACTTCGACGGTAGCTGGGAG